GAAATGGTTATGCGGTCATTGTCATATCCGGAGATGGGTACGAGGTTCTTCATCACCCGAAGTCCGGTCATGGGATAGGACTGCGAGTCCACACTTACATTGTATCCGGTTACGCGTTTGAACATGCCGACAAACTGTTCCGTATTGCACAACCCATCCTCCCCGAATGCAAGTTCGGTACCGTTGTACTTGAAAACAAGCCTGGAAGGAATGAGGATACGCCCGCTGCTCACGTCACGTAACACGACAATGACAATAGGGCGTTTGTCCTCCGCCAACGCTTCAAAGTCCGGCGTATACTTATCACTTCCCTTTGTCCATGCCTGGATAAGCGGACCATTGTCCACGCGTACATACCCGTTAACAGTCGTTCCGTTACTCACCGCCACGATAGCCAGTGAAGCGGTCACTTGATTCTGGTTCATCGCTGGCCTCCTTCCCTTTTTCCGTCAGTTTTTGCCCCGGCCGGCTGTTCCGGACCGGTCACGCTGAAACCGGGGTCTATTTCCTCTTCCTCTTCGGGTGTCACGCTGAAACCGGGGTCGATGTCCTCTGAACCCTGCATCGCTTCCTGCTGTTTCTCTATCAGTTCCTTTAACTCACGTGCAGAACCAATGATGTCGATGTCAAGAAGAGTACCCACATTTCGCATCTCACTGATAGGAATGTACACCCTGCCATCCGGAAGGGTATTCATTATCCCAAAGAATTTGCCTTCGAGCTTTGCCTTTTCTACAATTACGTACATATTGATTAAAGTTTAAAGTTGTTACTCAATTATTCATATACCGGACCCGTGGCAATGAATACCGTCTGTCCGTCAATCTGTGAGGAGATAACGGCACCTTCCTCGTCTCCCATCAGGGACTCACCTGTGAGAAGCCCCACTTCCGCCCGCACATGGAAGATATATTTTGCCGGGAAACCCTTGTCCGCCGGAATGAACTCCAACGTCCGCCCGCCGGTTGCCAGCACCTTCTCCGGCTCGCCCGGCTTGGCACTCTGGCCTTTCCAAATGATGCGGAAAAGGTCATCGTACTCTGTACCGTACTCGCGGCGGTTGTCGAAGATGCGTATTTCATAGGCGCTTGGCTGCTTCATATCATCGGAAAGGGTGAAACCTTTCGTCTGGATAATTTCGCAATTGAGGGAAGCTGCCATCTCCGTCTTTACCTCAATTACCACTTCCAGCCGCCCGTCAGTAGGGGCCTGCGGTCTGTTGCCCGCATATTCACAGGCGCGGCAACGGAAACTTGCACCAGTTACATACTTCGCCTGATACATCAGCTTGCGGGTGTACACTCCGTTCACATCATGGCAGACGATGCCGGGGTCATCCGGCGTAACCGGGCGGTATGCTCCGTCTTCAAGAATGTCCCAGAAGTATGCGGCGTGTTCATCATCCACCGGTTCAGTGCCCGTATAGAGCTGCGGTTCTATCTCCCTGTCCCAATAACCGGAACGGTCGGCCAGGCGAAGCGGGTCGGTCACCATCACGGAATCCCCCTTCAGGCGCAACGAATACGCCTTGTTGTCATAAAGGTGCGCATAGGACTTCACGCTCCGTTCACAGCGGACCTCGCGGTTCGTGCGCGGGTCAGTGAATATCGCGATACCGAAATACTCCACCGGCTTCTCCGGCGGAATGTTCTTCCGGATGGTAAGCGCATATTTGGGCACACCGCCGCTGCCGTCGGAAATGCTGTAATACTCACCCTCGACGATGCGGTTGGCCGACTTGTCACGGGGTGCGCCCTCGAACCACTCCACCCCCGTGAGTTCCATTTCACCGAATACCGTCTTCTCATCGAACGCCGATACCTTCGGTACGATGACCAGCGGTGTCAGGGTCCGGTCGGGGCTGTATTCCCGCAGTTCCTTGTCGTAGGTCTGCACGGGACTGCCCGACAATACTATTATCTCTCCCTGAAGGGAAAGGGGGGCAACGTAAATACGGCCCCACTGCTTGTTACTCTTTAATCCCATATACCTATAAATTCTTATACGATGTCAAATCCTAAATTCTTATCCACTTCCTCCAACCTGCCGTTTACCGGAAAGAACACCCGGCAGGTGAATATCACGGACTTGCTGACAAAACCGAAATCCGAACCGACCCCGTGCTGATTCCCGTTGTCAATATGGATGGCAAGCCTGTTTCCGTCCACATACTCAGGCGTCCAGAGGTTGTCCGCCGGTACATTGCCACTGTTGCGGAACCACTCCACTTCGGTAGCATCGTCCGCCATCACATCATCCGTTATGTCAATTGTACCATAGAAAACGCGCCCGGAAATTACCTCATCCACACCGCCTATGACGAATGCCTCCCCGCCTGATAGTGAGAGCTGGAGCGAATACCTGCTGTCGCCCTCAAGGAGTCCCCATGACGGGGAATTCCATTTCGGTTCATCGGTTGTCTTATCTGACAGACAGCCCCACTTGCAGCCAAGGTGGTAGACCGTATGCTGTTCCAGCAGGGTATATTCGCTGCCGGAAGGCTTTGCCAGTTCGTGTTGTACAAAGCGATAAGGAGCGCCGCTCTGGGCCGTTTCCAGAGACCAGACACCCCGGTCTACCTTGTTGGGAATGACATCGCCGTTGTGGTCGAGTTGGTAGAATTTCTCGGCAATGACCGTCTGTGCCATGACGCCTGTCTCATTCTCGGAAATCGGCAGCTTTTCAAGTGCCTTGGTACGGGGAAATCTGCCGATACTGATTGAGTAGTTGTAGTCCTCCAATATCGGCTTATAGACATTGGACAAGAACATAATCCGACCCTCTCGTGAAGAAATCATCCACGACTGTGCCCGCCCGTTAAAGCCGCCTGCCTCAGGAAGCGTACTGTTACCCCTGCGGGTTACGTTGTAGCCGGCCAACGGCGGATAGTTCGTGCCGCCCGGCACTTCGCTGTCCGGATAGAGCACGACCGTTATGCTATTCTCCTGCGCATTGGTGGTAAGAATACGCATCCAGCTTGTATAATAGTCGGAACCGCCCGTAAGCAGTGTGTTGATGATGGAGAAGCAGACATCATTCTCCTGGAACTTCATGAAGTCGAAGTCCGTGCGTTTCTCTATTTTCAAACGATAGGTGCTCTCTCCCAAATCCTCCACGGATTTTATCTTACCAATCTCGGTGAAGGAGTAATCTGACTCCATTCCTTGAATCTGGTTTATTATCAAGTCAAGCACTGACAGTGAACCGCGCACTTCCAACCGTTCAAATTGTCCTCTACCATCAGGAAATATTCCTGCACCCTTACCGGCAATCAGGCCATCAACAAACTCGCCGAACCAAGCACCACCAAACAGCTTCAAAAGATATTCCGTTGCATCCGGCCGGTCCTTACGCAAAAAGTTCTTCAGTTCTTCGACAATCGCATTAATCCAGTCCTCCAGTTCCGCATCTTTATCTGCAAGTTCAAAGAAATTAGCGGCCACTCTGGAGAAATTCCGCTCCAATTTCAGGCGAACATCCCGCCCGGTATCATTGGCGCCATTCCATGGAACTATATTTTCATATTTATTATCCATACTTATTTCAATTCCAGTTCATGACCGTTAAATTCAAGAAGAAGAGGTTGCCAACATATACCGTACTCCAATGTATCCATATCAATGAAGTTTAGCATATAATCAGCAAAACGATTATGTTCTTTCCGGCTTTGCTTGCGAAGTTGGGCATGTTCCACCCTCACAACACCATTACTCTTCCTGCGCTCATAGCTGTAACTCATGAACGAAAAAGAAAAGCACTCGCCACGTTTAGTACATGCCCTCATCTCATTTATAGCCTCGTAAACATTCATGCTGCAAATGTATCAAGTTAGCATCCGTAGAAAAAGGACATCATTACCGGCGCACATTGCTCTCTAACATTTCCACTCTCTTGATACCATCCCGCACTTTTCGTGGATCTACCACCAATTCCTTATCCAAAATAGCCTTCAGCAGTTCATTATTCTTCTGTAACAGCACAACTATTTGCAAACGTTGCTCAGGCGTCAATTCTGAAACAGGACCGGAAAATGACTGCGAAAGCACTCCTGTTTCTTCAGCACTATAACCACCGCTGTACTTCCCACTTCTGGTACGAACCTGTTCCAATATCTGTGTAGTATTCAACATACGGATTGTACCATTCTTCTGTGCCATATCAAATACATCCAGGAACTGACGGACATGCGGATTAGCAACTCCTTCATGATTTGTCACAAACTCATTCTTGTGTACAGGTATCACACCTGCCACATCATCCGGATTCCCGCTACGGGTATAACCTTCCACGTATTCATCGGAATAACCGCCCGATTTCAAACCTTTCGCTTCATCACGCTGCTGCTTTGCCACCGCAATCTGCGCAGCACCACTGGCTACCGCTGCCGCAGCCGCAGCAGCCCCCAATGCAGGACCGACGAAAGGTATTCCTGCCATGGCCTTATATGCTTCCATGGCCGTAACGGCAGTAGTGGCCGTAACCTGTAATACCGCAGCCGCAAATTGCTTATCCGCATATTTCTTTTTCACCTGGTTGATTGCTTCTTCCTTTTCTTCTTCCAATTTGGTAGTATCCTTGCCGGCTTTCTTGGCAGCCTTGATTTGCTTGTCATATTTACGGCTAACTTTACTAATCTCTGCATCCTGAAGGGCATTAATAACTTGGCTGGCAGCAGAGGTAGCCTGACCAACTACATCTAATGCAGCTTTAGCCTTATCTATTCGCTGCTGTTCGCGTTCCTCTGCAATCCGGGCTTTTTCATCCTGATACTCTTCAAACGTTATCAAGTCCGCATCATACATCGCTTTCAAAAGCCTATTCTTTTCCTTAAAAGAAGAAGTATTATCTATATCCTGAAAACCGTTCTTACGCTGTTTTTCTTTATCAGCCTGTTTATCCTCATAATCCATATCCTGCAATTGGGTATCAATACCTGAAGTATCCTCCCCATATGCAGCCAGCATGTCTCTCCGGTCATTCAGATATTGACGTTCCAACTCTTTCAGCTTCTCCAGATAATCCGCTTCCCGTTTAATATCCCCCGATATATAGGCTTGTTTCAATGCTGCCCGTTGCGCCTGGAACTCTTCATCAATAATGGCCAAATTATCACTCTGCGAATTTTTTCCGGCATCCTTAGCAGCTTGCGTCAACCTATCAGCCTCGGCAATCATCTTATCATAAATCTGCCCTTGAATATCCGAAGCATCTTTACCGTATGATTCCAACAATGCCTTGCGTTTCAGTAAATAGGAAACTTCAATTTTATACAGTTCCTGCTGGTGCTTTTCTTTCGTTATTTTCTCATCCAGCAGTTTCTGTTTTAACAGGTTCCGCTCTTCCTGCATAGCCTCTTTCAGTTTTTCCATACGGGCTTTCAACTCTTTTTTCTGGGTTTCTTCATCCGCTTCTCTCCCATGCCCATTCCCTGTACCGCCCGGAGTAATAACGACTTCCTCCAAAACATTTGCCTTATTCTTGGCAGAGGGCTTGTTTATGAACGGATTCATTTCCGCCTTCACCGCAGTGATACGCTTAGCCGCCTTTTCAACGACTTCAACATAATCCTGAATCTCACCCTGTATCTTTGGGATATCGCTTCTATCCGAATAATATTTCTCAAGGTTCTTGGTAATGGCTTTCGCTGTATTTTTAGCAGTGTTACCGGCAGCAATACTCTTATCCGTAGCTACGACCATTTTTTGAAGGAAATCATCTACCTGTGACTGAGGCAATGTACCAATGAGGGCATTACGGACATCGTTCATCTCATCAATCTTATCCGTCATACTCTCATTCTGAATTTCGTCACTCTTCTCCTGAAGGACTTTCCTCGCCAAATTGCGGTCCATCTCTGTATTAATATCCCGATAGGCCTGCTCTATATCCTTCAGGGACGAATATTCATTAAGCAAATAAGGAAGATACTGCCCATATTTGGTATTTATTTCCTCTATCAACTCTTTCCTGCGCTTTGTACCCTCCCCGGCTGCTTTAGTCGCATCAGTCAATTTACGTAATTGACTACGTTCCTTTTCGCTTTGCGCCAAAAAAGAATTAACGGCTTTTTCCGCATCTGAAGTGCGGGTCGCAAATTTGTAAATAGCTACCCCCGCTCCTAATGCCAGGGAAGCCAATATACCCAAAAGGTTGGCTTTACTGGCCGCATTGAAAGCTTTCATCGCAACTGTCGCCCTCTTAATGTTACCGCTCAAAGCATATTTGGCAGCACTCAGCAAAAGGGTTCCGCTCCGGGATGCCCGTGTTGTGATAATATTTTTCTTTTCCTGCAACCACTCCAATGTCTTTGCGGCCGTCAAACGTTTCGTCCACAGTTCTTGCGCTTTAACCGCTGCGATGTATGCAGTTATTACAGCAATCGACGACAATATGATTCCCTTATACTCCGATAGGATAGAAACAAGCGCACCTAACCCTTTCACTGTCATGCTTCCGGTCGTAATCATATACTTCATTACAGGAAGCAGCTTCTCACCTAATTCTACCCGTACATTCTTAAATTTCTCTTTCGCCTTATCCAATCCTGCCTGAACGGTATTATTCTGCACATTATACTCATTGGTAATACTCGTTCCCTCACGGAAGGCATCATTCGCAGTTTTCTGCTCCTTACGTACCTTTTCAACGTTTCCGGCCAAAGCACTAATCACTCCGGCAGCTTCCGCACCGGAAAGCTTCATTTCCTTCAGTATAGGAGCCATCTTATCCATACCACCGAGTTTACCCAAACTTTCCAGGAAACGAAGAAGCGCTTCATTGACATCTGTGTCAATAAGCGTGGTAAACTCTTCCACGTCCATTTTAGCAAGCTTGGCATACTTCGCCGGTTCCTGATAGATTTTCAGAATCAACCCTTGTAATGCAGTACTTGCCATTTCACTACGTAGCATGTTCTGGTCAAGCGCAGAAGCAAACCCCAACACATCAGTAATCGTCAATTTTGCCTGCTTAGCCACACCGCCCATGCGAGCAGCGAACTCTATCAGATAGGGTTCTGCCGCCGAAGAATTTTGGGCAACGGTATTCACAGCACTACCGGTAGCCAGCATATTCTCACGAAGTGTCCGGTTTGCATCCCCAAACATCTGTGACAATTTGCCGATATTCTTTACTGCATCTTCTCCCAGGTCCTCTCCTAAAGCGACATTAATCTGATTGGCAGCATCCACAAAATCCAATACACCCTTTTTACCGGTGATGCCCAACCGCCCGGCATCTCCTGCCAAAGCGTTAAGCTTTTCCCGTGGTGTACGGGTATCCATGTGCTTGAACTCCTCATTCAGTTCCGCCACTTCTTCCTTTGTCATCCCGGTATACTTGATAACCTGGCTCTCCGCCTCCTGCATCTCCGCATACTCATCAACACATTTACGAGCTGTCAACACGACTCCGGTCAACGAAGCTACGGCACTGGTTCCAATAGCAGCATACCTGTTAAAACCGTCCGCCATTTTTGAAAGGGAAAAACGGGTATCACGCGCCTGCACCTCCAGCTCTCTCATACGCTTTTTGGTCAACAGGTAATCCTGACGCAAAGCCTTCCATGCTTCAGTTCCGGGAATAGCCCTATCCATTTCCCGTTTGAGTTGTGAAGCCCCTTTACGCAGTTCAGCGTAAGACAACGATGTCCGTACTCCTTCTTTACGATATTCAGCCAGGCTTTTATTCAATTCATCCTGCCTTTGCTTGAGTGCTTTATACTCATCAGAGTTTTTCTTGCCCTCCGCAGAAAGCTTATCCATTTCCGCCCTTACAGCCGCTATCTGTTCTTTTGTTTCCGCAAACTTTGTTTTGGCTTCCGAATTATCAATCCGGATTGCCATTCTAAAATCATTTATGCTTATCGCCATACCTATACTACTTTACCAAGACAAAGGTATCCTGGCGATTAGCTTTGAAAAAGGACATAAAAAAAGAGGCCTCCCACAATGGAAGACCTCTACCTCATCGCAAAGCAATGGTGTCAAACAATAACAATGAAATGAAGCTTATAGTACTGATACATCCGCCAATTCGTTAGCAAAGCTGTGCAATGCCTTCTCTATACGCTGTTTTTGCTGAATACGGGGTTTTGAACGTCCGTGCATATATGACCACAGTTGTTTTTGATGTATGCCTGTAAGTCTCTCCAATCCTGAGAGAGATAACAAACCGCCATAATAAAGCAAAAGGCTCTGTATATCATAATGCCACACCAGCGTATAGTCTCCTTTTATTTGCTCAGGCCAACGTTCTTCGGGCAAGTTCTTTTTTATCAAGGCAATGGCAACCTCAACATCTTTCTTGCACTCTTCCACAGTCCCCCCTGCTGCATAAATACCTTCGCAGTTTTCTGAATAAGCCCCGAAGCTGTCGGAACTTGCACAAATATTCATTATTATTTTCTCCATGATACAACGATACTATTTGAGATTATTATATAAAAGGGGGTGGGGATTAAATCCCCATAGCCCTTGCAATTTTTCTTCTTAGCGGTTCTGGAAACTCTTTTGCTCCATGATAAGGAACCGGTTCCGAAAGCTTTCCGTTCTTCGTATAGAAGTAGTGGCTGCCTTCTGCGTGGCTGAACTTCCAACCAGCCGCAAGAATTTTCCGATGAAATTCTGAATACTTCATTATGTTTATCTCATTTATTGTTTGACACTGCAAAGATAGAAATATTTCTATTAACAGCAAAGAAATAACAGAAATATTTCTATCAATAATAAAAAAAATCCCGGCTATCCTCACAGACTACCGGATACTTCTTACTCAGACAAAAAACTATTCATCCAGCCAACGGCCATTGTCCAACCAGACACCACCGTCACGCCATTTGCCATCCGTCAATATCCACCGTGACAACGCTTCCGTATCACTTATGGAAATCGGATAGAACACACCTTCCCAGGCTCCTTTCCGTCCGGACGCATCAATCATATATGTACATTCTTTGCAAACAAACCGTTTATTGTGTATAACAAAAACACTCCGTATGTCATAAATATTCGGGTCGTAACAATGGAATGTAAACTTCTTCGCTCTCTTTATATCATAATCCTCTTTATACAGATGCTCTGAAATCACCTTCAGCTCCATTGACTCCCCCGCCAGGTTCATCTTCGCATCGTCCATACCTGAATACGAAGTGTGGAATATCAGTCCCTTATTGAGTATGTTGTCCGTATATACGGTCGGATACGGGTCTGAGTCCGGTCTACGCAAATAGCCGGTCTGTTTCTTAATGCCCGTATAAAAGCCCAAATAAACCGTACTCTTTGACGTATCATCCTCATAATTATTATTCTTGATATAATCTTCAATACCCTGAGAAGAGGTGCTCTCCTCTACATTCTCATCCGAAGCTGTCAAGTCACCGGCACTATCCAAAACCGGAACAATACGCAATACATTTGCATAGGTCACACGCCCATCCAGTTGTACCGTAGTCTGTTTAATCGGTACTGCCCCATGCCGTACCGGTATCATCTCCAATGTAACGAAATCCCGGCTGGCATCATAGACCAAATCCGCATATTCATTGACTGGACATCCCCGATATAAGGTATGCGGCTTTCCGCCTATATCCTCCTTCTCAAAGGAAGTCCTGATGTATTCTATCCCTGTGCTGGTATTCGTAACCAGCTCCATACCATTTGACTTATTAGCAAAGAAATCATGTACCGCAGCTATTCCGACCACATTTTTTCTTTCCGCCATCTCCATCAATGTGTCCGGCAATCTCCTTTTTTTGTAATACTCACTATCCGGCAAATCATATTTCACATTCCTGATGCCGATATTCACTTCTTCCTCCTCGTCTTCCGTTTCCTCGACGTACTCGTCCTTCACAGAAGACAAATAGGCTACCGGCGGAGCTACGTAATAATTTGCGGAAAGCATTATCCTGACGCTCTTTTTCCGGCTATCTATAATAAAGAGGATACCATACAGTTTTTCAACTTCTTCCAAAAACTCCTTCACAGTCCAGCCGGGAAACATCTTGGCGTATTCCGTTATCTGTTGGGCATGGATAATCAACTGGTATTTCCAGGGTGTATCGGTAAACTGGTTCTCTACAATCTGATAGCCAAGTGCCTGTATCATCTTCTCCATGACAGTCGCCATATAGGGCATCGGAATATATATACCGTCTGCAACCTCTTTAAAAGAGAGTTCCGTGTACACCCCTGCCTTTTCCCCGGATTTTTGTTCTGTAAGATAATATTCGAGTTCGAACGGATTAATCATGGTTTCTCCGGCCAACACGGGCGGAAGATTATATTCCACTTCCGGATACATCTTATCCAGTAACCTATTCTTACGTCCGGCAGACGGCATGGGAGCACTACCCATATCCAAAGAAGAAACCAGCTTGTCAGAACCGATAAAATAGTTGAGTTCCGAGTTCCCCGATGCTATCTGTATGGAAACGCTCTTCTCCGTCCATCCCGTAATCACTTCAGTACCGTCACAGAACACACGGTTGTCCGCTATCAGTACAGCCCTCCGTTTGGTCTTTACTTCCTTTATGGAGTTAAGCCTATGTAAATGATTATACAACCGGGCATTAACGGCATTGGTTAAAGCCAGTTCTATATCATAGGTATATTCCCCATTCTTGGTAAAGAACGGATTTTCACGCTTCACCTGTATCTCAACAGCCGCGGGCAACACTACCGATACCCCATCTATAAACAACTCAGTCATATCAATCTACCAGTTTCAGGCCAATACTCAGCCCATTAAACCCACCAAAAACATCATACTCCCATTCGGTCAGCATTCCATCTGCCGGACTCAACTCGCCACATACGAAGTCCATTGCCAGCAATTCTTTCTTTACCAGTTCCATAATACGTTGCAACAGCGCATAATGCTGCAACTCTTCCTCATCCATTTCTTCCCCTGCAGGAACTTTCTCCAGCAGAAACAATAGTATCTGGTTGGATTCCTGATGGCAATCCATCCCGCCTTTCAACTCCGCATCCGGGAAATTACCACATAGCCAGATACCCTCCGCATCCTTCAGCTTCTTCTGCAAATGCCCTTCCCGAACTGCCAGTTTAATCCCCTCAATCGGTTTTTCCGACCTGACATTGACACGCTGCCTGATTTCCAGCAGCATCTCCCTGTATCTTACAATATCAATCATAGCCTATCAAATTATTCTGCTCCGGATCAGCCAGCCGGAAGCTGAACTCCACTGTTTTCAAAACACTCTTGCGAAATTCCCGTTCAAACTTCTGTTTGGTTATCACAATCGGCAACCACTCATTATTAACAAGAATGCCAGCTTCCTGACAATTAAGCAGGTTATGCCACAGCTTATAATCGCTTTGGAAGAATATACGCCCGCTGTTAACCGTATATTCATCCGTAACCTTAACACCGAACTTTCGGTCTACCCCATACATGGCAGCCATATCACTTTCATTATTTCCTGCCATTTTCAGGCCACCGGTAGCAGTCAGTGTCTCCGGCATATCATATACGTTTTTAAAGCGGAAGCACCATGCTTCAGCATAGCGTGTCCGGTCTATGACAAACAGCAGGGAACCGCCTGATACCTCCACTTTGTATTGAAGAATGTCCGGCTTCTCAAACAGAGAGGAAACGACATCCGGACTCGTATCGAACGTATAAACCCCATCATCGTAACTGCCGGCAGCTACGAAACGGTTTTCCTCTGTTCCGTCATCCCAATAGGCTGTCACATTCATCCCTTTCTTTCCGGACGCATCGACCGGGAAACCGCTTACATATTCCTTTGCTCCAGGATACGTCACTTTCCGGTTTACCTCACTCAAACAGCCCGGAGCTTCCGCATCTTTCCGGGTGACCAAACGGCTGAACATGACAAAACAAGTCATATCCTCCACTCCATTGATAAGAAACGTGAAGTCTCCTGCCGCATCTGTCTGGGCCGTATTCTCCCCGGCACACCATACTCCCCACAAAGCGAGTTCACAGAACTTGCCCAATCCACGGGTACGCACCTTAAAATCGGCATCCGGGGAATATTCCTCTTCCAAAACAGTCTTCCCGCCATACCTCACGGAAAAGGTTATAGTACTGTCCGTATCAATAATGTACTCACGCATGGTCGCGCAGAACTCCCTTGGCTTAGGTCTCTGTATCACATTCATAACCGGCAGTATTTATTCCGTTCATCATTTTTAGGAAGCAGGTCATATACCGGAATTATCCCGTCACGTACCCGCTTCATTTCATCCAACCAAACAGCTGCATCGTCCTCCATCCATTCCGCTACCCGTACAATATCATCCGTATCGGCTATCCGGCTGTCCGCCATTCCGTTTTTGGCCATATAGCCGCGTATCACCCCACTGGGAAATATACGGAGTGGAAGACGACGCAAAGCTGCCGCCATGGCAAACAGTGCAACAGCCATACATGCCGCATAATGTACATCACTCTCCGGAACCGCTTTCTCTGCCAGCAGTTCATCCCATCCGTCACCATAGGCACGTTCCACTTTCAACCGCTGAGCTTCACGAATGAACGGTACAAGCACGAGAAACGTGCGCTCGCTCTTCTCTATCGGGAAATACATGTCAAAGGAGTTTCCATTACGAATGATAAGCCGTTGAGTGAGCTTATAGGTATCCGTCTGCATCCATTCCTGAAGCCCGGTTTTGTTCAGATACCGGATGAGCGCATCCACGGAACGATAATATTCCTCCAGATGTAACGCGTCGTCACGGTCAAGCTGCCATTCCCAGGGAAGCTTTTCACTGTTATCCGTTGCCATCTTGAACTTACGGCCATCATCTTCATGACTGAGGTCGTTCTTCTGGTACATCCGGAGTGTTGCCATTATGGCAATCGGCCGCTGAACCTTCCTTACCAGTTCATTATCCTCTCCGTTCTGATAATATTTTTCAGCCAACTGCATAACCGGTTCACCAATCAATACGGTGAGTTCTTCAGTCGCAACTTCTATGTCTCCGGAAATCTTGGAAAAGGAGTTATTGGCATAATAGCTGCCTGTGAGTTCCCGCAGTTCCTTAGCACCATTTTTGTTCTTATTGAATATCATATAACTATTGTTTAAGATTCCTTATCATTTCATCCGCCCGCTGTTTATCGTCCAGCAGCTTCATCATAACCCGTAGCAGTAATGTATCGTCAGTCGCATCCGCATTGCCGAAGATTCCGCTTTCGGCAACTGAATAAAGTACACTGTTCATACCCAGACTTTGAGCGGTTCCCGGCTGTACATCCGAACTTTTCCTGCTCCGTTCAAATACCGGAGCGAAGCAGAGTTCCAACCCGTCGATGATAAAAACTCCGGAAAACAAATATTCACAAAAATAAGCGAACCAGGCGTAAACGCCCCATTGCACCCATTCAGGCATATCACGCACCAGCCCCATATAACGGGACATATACTGCATACGGAACGGTTCGCGTAGGATACACCCCTTATCCTTGACCGGTTTCCGGTAGAGAATGGCGCACAATGCACGAAGGTCGGTAGCATCCCGGCCTGCATTGTACTTGTTCATCACGGCCACCGCCTGACGAAATTCCCCAAAAGTCAGGTCAGATCCATGGCTGGCCGGACCACGAAGATACCGCCACACCGGAAGAAGATTCTCCGTACTGTCATAAGTCAGTTCAACGGCGTCTTCTCCAACCTTCCACATCCAGCCCAACGTAGCCGCCAATTTATCAACCAACAGCATATCCTCCACTTTCGATTTAAAACGATACCCTCTATTCTTCAGAACATAGGCACACCACTCACGTTTCACATCAAGTAAAGCCACTCCCGGCTGTTTCATCAGCCTGCTGCGTATCTTGAGCAAGTGAAGCCACTCCAACGGCTTCACTTCTTCCCAACAATCCGGAAAATCAATATCCTTCTGTTTCATAATTCCTATACCTGATTAGTCGGTCTGTCCGGGGCCGACACGTTATCTTCCTTATTTATCACTTTCCGATAGATACCGAGGAAAATTCCTTTCTTATGCGGGAAGTTTATCCGTATGGCATCATTGATAGCCTCCAGTGCAATTTCTTCCGGTATCTGTGTATCCGCACCGTAGAATATCTTGAGGGCATACAACATCTGGCTTCCGCTGTCACTCTTGCCGTCAATAATGATATTAGCCAATGCAGGGGAAAGCCCAAAACCGCTGGTCGTAGAACTATCTGCAATCCGGGAAATCTTCGCCTGTGCCTCGATGTATTTGTCGATATTCATTTCAATCGGTTCTATCTTCCAACTCTGCGTATGTCCTAAATCATCCATGAAATCCACGCAGCTAAAGAACTTACCGGCATTCTTCTTGCCCGCCATGACATCCGCAATAATCTCAGTCAGTTCGTCCTTCAATCTTTCCATTTCCTTCTGAATCTTCGCTTCATCCCAATCCTCGTGCATGGTCATAATCAGTTCACGCTTCTGATTCCAGTACTATTGAGGACTGTGTACCACATAGGCAGCGGCAATCATATTCTCATTCAAATGACGAATGATTTCCGGCAGATTATTCGCATTCTCAAGCCAGGGAACTGAACCATAAAAACAGGAAATAGCATACATGCTCCTACCGAAACTACGCATGCAGTGATATTTGACAGCCGTCTCATATTTGGTCGGGTTCCATTTGTCAAACTTCGGATATTTACGGAAAGTCCGGCTCCGGAAAGATTCAAAATCGCCTGTGAGAAACTCTTTCACGTTTTCCAGCCGCCGGCTGTCATCATCCGGCCAAACCAAACGGGCCTCCCCGCTGTGCAGGGATTCCAGCCGCTGCACCCATGGCCGGCCGATACGCACTCCCTTGCCCATATAGTACTTGGTAAAATGCCCGTTCATGTGCGTATATTCCACCAGATTATTACGAATATATTCCTTATAATCCCAGCTATCCAACCACTGTTGAATTTCATCATCCTCCAGCCATTCCTGGATACGTTCATTATTCTCAATCCTCACCCGGTAGAGCATCGGCCCCTGACCGTACAGCAGTCCTGTCTTACGGTCCAGAATGCCAGGTCCCAGGTTATTTTTCTCCAGCAAATCACGGATCGCATTCGGCATGTTATTATCCGGGCCCCAGGGAACTACCCGAACCCCGGCTACCGTCACAGGCTCACCGTCCCAATCCTGCGTCCCTGCATCAAAGAACTGGCTCATGCTCTGACTCCAGTTCATATTAATGGCATATTGCCCGGCAGCAGTATCCACAAAGCTGAAATTACCTATCTTCTTTTTTATATCACTCATAACTATGTATTAATATATATTCTCGTTGTATTCACAAGCAGGGTCCCGCAGTACTTCTTCACAATCTCCACCAGTTCCGGAATATGCTGTTCAATAACAGGATTAAACCAGGGCTTCGGTTCTCTCTTCCACTCATTATCCGTCGTTTTGGTGAGAATGCGCGTACCATTCTCCATATTGTATCCCCTACCGACACCTAAATGTACATACACGCCTTCAGCTTTAAAACCAAACCCGATACTGGTTATCTCCTGCCCGTCCATAGGTGTCTTACCATAGTGACGATAATTCTGCTTCAATGACTTGGAAAGCTTCTTATCCGTATCAATCCAGCGTGCTACGGATAACCGCAGCGCATCGTCGACCTTTTTCCCCCATGCTTTCACATTCGCATTAAATTCAGCAACCGCCTCTTTATTCTGCTGACGCTCGAACTGCTGCGTATAACCGGCATCTCCCTCGATAACGACATCAAGCGGATAACGGTTACCGAAGAAGTTGCTTTTGCTCCGCCAGCTTCCACGGTTCTGCCCCTGCATCATTCTTTCTGCGTGTGCCCCCATTGCTATACAATTAATCCGATACAAAGGTATCCTGAAGCATTCTTAAGAAAAAGGACATAAAAAAAGCCGGCTATCTTCACAGACCGCCGACTTTCCAAAAAAAAAATGTAAAAAAAATGTTTCTTCAAATTCTAATAAATATCTGTCACGGAAAACTTGGCCAAACCGCCGTTTGCACCAGTCAGAATATTACCGTTATCATCCGTACAGGAAGCTATGTGGCGCATAATATAATCAGCTTCGCTCATACCTCCGGCCAGTACCGACAAGGCATCCTTCCGCGAATAATCTATCGTAGCCTTAACCGTATAATGAATATATTTATTCTGACATGGTATCTCCACATCAATGCAGTTTTCTGAAGGCTCTATTCCAAACTCCGACCGCAATTCCTCTATCTGTTGGAACAATGCACTCAATCCATCCGATACCGGAGCCTGGAGCTGATACTCTATTGTGTATATATTCTTGCTATTCTGTACTGCCTCGTTCATCTTACGCCTCCTTCCTTATTGATTGTACAAATAAAGCCATATCTTTTGACAGGGAACGTAATACATTAATATGATGTAACGCTTCTTTTTCAGTAATAATCGAGTATTGTTCTTGTGCTTCAAGAATCATATCAATCAAAGACTCTGCTTCTTCCGCATATATCATCGCCATTTCATCTTCACCCTGAAGTCTATTTATCAACTGCAAAGTTTTATCGGAAATACTCACGCTATTGGTTTTCATTTTTCACCCCTTTCCGGCATTTCTTTGCCTTATAAACGCACAAAGCAGTAACTACAAACAAAGGTGGAAATATAAACCCTGTACAAGCTGAAAGGATGGCGCCGAAATACCAGCGGTCAGAAGAACCATGTAGTTCGCAGTCTGGAGCCAGGCTACGATAATAGCGGCTTTGCAGGTTATTGACTTGCTCATTCAGAGCTTTCAAGTTCTCGGATACATGAACCCCTGCGGGTTCTGGTGCGATGAGTGCACCGGACGTTTGATTTTTCATATCATTGTTCTGTTTCGCGTAAAGGCAGAAAAACGGCTGCCATATCCCGTGTCGCGAAACAGAACAATGATGATTGCCGAGGCAAAAACAATGTGTGGGAAAGGCAGCCGCCAATATCTTAAAATCGGGCATAAAAAAAGCCCGCAAACTTGTGAGCATTATACGATGCACATCGACAACCAATCAGGGCTGCTCTGTTTCGCACTGCAAATATAGGAGTTGTTTTTGAAATAATAAAATAAAAGCGGAGTTTTTTGCTCCGCTTTTATTTGCCAATCATTTACTAATTGCCATACCTGATATTGTCACTCTATGAATAAATTGTTTTATCTCTTTTTGAAATTCAACAGTCTGTGTTATCTTCAAATTAATGATACCATTTGCCCCCAATTCATGTAATTCGGCAGCCAATTTATTGAACATATTATCCAAATCTGGAGCTTGATAAACTTGTTTACCATTATATGGATTTGGAGAATTATAATAATAATCCTCTTTTATATTTGCTGCCCGCTTCTTATTATCTTTACGTACCCAGCCACCTAACTCATCAATAGAGATACTTCCAATAGGTTCATAAGCAAAATTCACCGAGTTCGATTCTGTTACAAAAATACCTTGATTGGTCAATACTGCATAATCTATTACTACCATATTAGATTTTGGAGTAGGCAAAGACTGACAAGCAGCCAGAATCAACAACATCACACTAAATAACAAATAAACTTTCTTCATACATTTAGATATTTAATTAATAATTTTCTATTCAAGCATTTATATGCTATTTTTGCAAAAAACATCCGCTATGAACGAAATAGAACTTCGCAAATATTGCTTGGATAAATCCATAGAAATACTCAGTTGGTATAAAAACTTCTTTCCCAAGAAGGAATTGCACCCCCTTATTATCTCGGAGATTCTTTATCGCTACCTCACAACTGGGCAAGCAGAGTATTTTGAACTACCCCACACACGTGGGCAATGACACCGCTATTTTGAATTGAATAGTGCTAACAGTCGCATTGTCTGTCGTATTACTCAGCCCAGCTTTCAACACATTAATATGAATACCACCGCCTGCATCAGTCTTTTCTGATGCAGACACTTGAAGATTAAACTCTATATCTTGTATTATCATCCCATCAACTGTATATCGGGTATTCTCCAAATGGTTATCCACTTTAGGATTAACCAGCAATCCCGTATCACCTATTTCTTCATTTAGCTCAGTAATTGCCTCAGAGATATCCTTAATAGTCCCTTTTATAAAATCTTTCAGTTCCATAGTATTAAAACATCATCTCCTCATATCGTGCGCCAACCGGAACCACCCGGAACCCGATTGCCTACGGGTTACACGATATGAGGAGATGATATATTCGGTTTATATTTGGCAGTACAAATATCTACAAAAAATTTAACAAATCCAACATTTACACAAAAAAGGCTTCCAACCCGTGGAAGCCTTAAAGAACGTTGCATAATACGTCTGTCAAACAATAACTACACAACTTCCATAAATTCCTTTCCTATACGATGAAGCCCGTCAACAATACGCTTTCTTTGTTCGATACGTGGCACACGCAACCCGCTGGCGTAATGAGAAAGTTGTTGTTGATTAATACCTGATACACGAGCTATGGCTGCCAAGGATGTAAATTGCTCACATTTACGAAGCAATGCAGCAACTCCCAACTCTACATCAAACTCATAATCCCCATTAACCAGCCATTCCGGTACAGTTTCACCATCCTGCAACAGTCCCTCTACATGCTCACAAACAGCATCAGAAAGTTCCTGCATAAGTCCATCATAGCTTTTAGAAGTAGCGATAACTACACCGCACAAAACATCATCTTCAGTAACCGCACCGAAATTTTTATCGCACCAATCAACTTTCACTTTAATCTTTTCCATATCTTCTCCTTATTTTTTAGCAGGGTGTCATTTCCACCCTGCCTGTTTCCAAATGCTGTTCAATAAAAATTGGCTTAAAACCTCACTTTCGTGACCTCTTACCGTCACCCTTCCTTTTTTAGTGGGATGCTTGAATTGTCGGTGGTCGCCTCCGGAACCCTTCAGTTTAACCCAACCGTCAGCTTCAAGCAATTTAATCACTTCCCTTACTTTGTACTTTTTCATATTGGATTGTTATTGCTATTGTTTGACACTGCAAAGATATAAATATTTATATCATTAGCAAAGAAAAAAGCCAAAAATGATATATTTTTTTATACCATTTAATATTTGGCTTTGCCCCTCCGTGGTTGAAGGAACGGAAAAATAAAAAAAATACCTCTTTACGCCCGTTTCCGTTTGTGAGTGTGCGAGCAAACGGAAACGGGCGCCGCCCCGCACCCGTTCCCCCCCTATAAGCGTCCCTCATCGGCAAAGCTGTAATAAGTATCTCCTGCTATGATTATATGGTCTATCATACGAATGTCAAACAGAGTACCCGCCTTTTTCAAACGTTCCGTTACGTTTTCATCTTCCCTGCTGGGGTGTTTGCTTCCACTCGGATGGTTATGTACGACAGCGAACTGCGTTGCAGATGCTTCCACCAAAATGCGCATTATCAACCGCACGTCTACTGCTGTCCGACTTATGCCACCAACCGAAACCCGTACTTTCTTTATCACCTTTGCAGCAGTATTCAAGGCTATCACCCAAAGTTCCTCATTCGGCAAATCCCACAAAAACGGGTGTATAAGCGCATCTATATCCTGACTGCAACGGATGGCGTCCTGCCCGTTATGCCTGCTTTGCAACCGTTTGTACAGTTCAATGGCAGCCGTAGCCACTTTTTTACGACCGGGCGTCAACGAGGAGAACAACCCGTTCAAATCATATTCCCCGCCTTGCCGTTCCGCTTCGGTAACAAGTTTCTTACTGTTCGTTATCTCGTATATCAGTTCGCTGTCGCTCATGTAGCGGCAAGCACTATCAAACAAAGTTTCCATATATCCGTATTTTATTAAAGGCAGCCCGCCCGCAAGCTGTAGATACTAATTGAAAAGTGCGCTGTATTCTAATTGAAAAGAGCTCCATCCATAACTTGTTACAAAATTACTATAAGTTTAAAATATTCATTTATCTTGTCTCATTTTTTGTGTTTCCTTAAGCCTATAAGACAGTCCGGTCATATTAACCAGATAAGCTTTATGTGTAAGCCTGTCAACCATTGCCGCCACAAGCACCTTGTCCTTTATGATTTCATTCCATCTGTTAAAAGCCAAATTAGTAGTAATGATTGTAGCCTTTTTTCCGGCTCTTAACGACAGGTGGTTAAAAAGCAGTTCTCCTCCTTCCTTGTCACAACTGACATATCCGAACTCATCACAGATGACCAGATCGTATTTTTCAAACCTTAATTGTAGCGTCCTCAGTGTCTTTGCTGATTTAGCCTCCCTTATCTGGGTAAGCAGGACCGGCACTGAAGTAAACAATACGGTAAAGTCCTGTTGGCAGGCCTTTATTCCTAAAGCCGTAGCAATATGCGTCTTTCCCGTTCCCGGATTTCCATACAGGACCAGGTTTCTTCCCTGTCTGATGAAGTCCAGTGTCTCCAATTCAGGTAATATTACCTGTGCCTCTTTGGGCATGTCTTCCATAACAAGCTCATGCAGATACTTCATTTGTGGAAATCCCGCAGATCTTATCCTTGATCTTCTTCTACACTCCCTTCTCCTGGCGCTTTCCTTTCCAAGCAATTCCGTCAAGAACTGCAGATGGTTCCAGTTTTCTTCAGCTGCCAATGAAAGGGTGCATTCCAGTTCCTCTTTAAAGGCCAGAAGCTTCAGTTCTGCAGCATAGTCATAAATGGTTTCTTTTTCTGATTTCATATATTATAAACTTAAATGGTTGGTATTATATCATGCACTTCATTGTATCCTGTCATGAGCGCCGTGATGCCTTCAAGCATATCCACAGCTTCTCTTTCTATATTCTCCTGTTGTGCCGGGAGAACAGGCGGTTCCATGGTTTCTTCTGTCTCTCCCTGTACGCTACCATGCAGCATGGCCTTTACCTGGTCCGGAGATATCTTTCTGACACCACGTCCGGTCAGCTCCTTGCATGCCGTGACAATGTCCGTTCCGGAAAATCCATTTTTTCGGGCATAGTCCAGCAACAGAACAAACGTCCTGTTGTCCTCCTTGAAATGGATGTCATACAGCCTTCTCAGTTCTTCCGGTGCTCTTTGCCAAACCACAGAGTGGGGCAATGCCCCCGGTTTACGGGAAAGTGTACGCAAATAGTGCTCCAGCTTGATGCACCAGTCTCCACCGCAATAACTGCGTTGATGAGAGGCCACTTTCTCCTTCCCGTACAGGATGACGATTTTTTCACTATAAACCTTGACATGTACTTTTTCTCCCACAAGAGAATCAGGTACGGAATAATGGACATTTTTCATGCTGATAGTTGACCATTTATCCACAATGTACTCATAGACCTCAAAACAGCCCAGATTACCGGGAAAAGGCTTCAGCGATGACAGGTCAGCTTCCAGACGTGATGTTTTCTCCGCTGTTGAAAGACTGCCTTGCTCGTTGTTGACCTGCATACATACCCGGTTTAAATGCTCCTGGGCAGAATGTATATCACCAAAATGGTCTGTCAGGCAGAAAGCTTTCCTTCTGACATATTCCACGCTGCGCTCTACATGTCCTTTCTCCCATCCGGCCCGTACATTACAGAAACGGTACTCAAAACAATAGAAACCGGACATCTTCATCAAAGCTTCTGTAGGTTTCTTATCACCACCGACAAAGCTCTTGACGGCTACACGCATATTGTCATAGACCATCATGGCGGGGACACCATGTATATCCCTGAAAAAGTTACGGTGGGATTCCATGAAGGCAAGCGTATTCTGATGCCTGAAAAGATAGGCGTATCTGCCATTGCTATGCCCGAAAGTGAATACGGCCAGATAAAACTTGGTTTTGACGCCGTCAATAAAAAGAAGAACTTCACCCCAGTCAAACTCGGCAATGCATCCAGGCTCATAGAACAACCGGATAAAGGCTTCGCTCTTTTTCTTCTCTTTGTATGACTCTATATTTTTTATATAACTGCATACTGTGGCGTAACTGATGGTGTATCCTTGAGATAACAGAAACTGGTGGATATCCTTTTTCAACATGCGCTGTTTGCGAAGTCCGGTAGCTATCTTAACGGCATTCTTCTTCAGGCAAAATCCTATCTTATCCTTAATCTCTTGTGTGAGCCGGCGAGGACGGCGTCTGGAACTGTCATACCTGGGCTGGATGGTAAGCAAATCACTCAAAGCCTCTTCTGGATTGTCCGTGCGGATGGCTGATTCGTACTTTGAAAGAATATTGTCAACGGTATGACGGCTGACATGAAGTTCACGAGAGATACGCCGTTTGCTATAACCGCATACTCTATACATGTGTATTATTGATTGTCTTTCTACCATAGTCTTCATTTTACCTTTGCATTTGGATTATACAAAGGTCATTATACTTATCCTATGGTGGCGCAATTTTCAACTGGAATATTGGCGCACTTTTCAATTAGTATCTACAGCGTATGAGACAGAAACGTCAA